TTAACGACTGTGGCCGGTTCTTCACCTTTTGGCTTCTGCGCGCCAGTACCAGCCGCTGCCGACTCCATCTTGCTTACGATCGCTCTGATCGCAGTTGACTTTCCCTCAAGCTCTTTGATCTCGGCATCAATCTCTGCGCGGTCGTAAAACTTGAACTTGAAGAAAACCGTATCAGCAGGATCATCCTTTGCGAGCTTTGACCTTGCGTTCTGCAGGTCACGAATCCCGGACATGGTCACGCTGAGCTCGTTATTCAGCCCAGCGACGGTCTGCTTATCCTTACGGAAGAAATCCAGGAACTCACCAGAGTTGAATCCATCCATAGCCCGGGCAAGTGCTGCGATACCACTGGCGAGCCTGCTACTAGCCCCAGTCGCCTCGTCCAGCCTGCCAACCGTGCTAATCAAGGCATTATTGAAGGATGTGATCGCTTGGCTGACGGTAAGGGTCATTGCCGAACTTAGCTCGTCGACCTTATCTTTCTGGTTTTGGAGGGCCTGAACCACCGCTTCGGATGTCAGCTTACCTTCTGCGCCCATTGCCCTTAGTTGGCCGATCGTTACTCCAAGGCCGCGAGCGATCGCTTGGGCCAAAGCCGGCGTTTGCTCCATGATCGAGTTCAATTCGTCGCCACGCAGCGTGCCAGACGCCAACGCCTGGCCAAACTGAACCATGGCAGCATCGGCAGCCTGAGCACTGGCGCCGCTGAGCGCGACTGTTTTCGCCACCGTCTCGGTTACGCTGGCCACATCAGAGAAGTCGAGACCAAGCTGTCGTGCGTTCTGCGCAACACGCTGATAGACCTGGGCGGTAACCTCGAGCGACTGCCGTGAGTTCTGGGCGACCTGGTAAACCGATTCCTGGGCGAACGCCAGCTGCTCTGCGCTTTCAGTTACCAATCGCAGCCGGTTTGTCAGGTTTACGTACTGCTCAGCGGCTGCTGCAATTTTCGCAACACTGAACGCCGCCGCAATTGGTCCGGCCAGCCCAGTGACTGCCGAAGCAAGTCGGTCTGTCTGGCCTTCAAGCGTTCTTACTCTTGAGGCGCTGGTAGACGCCTGGTTACCCATTTCGCGGATACCGGCCTCAGCCCTTCCCATAGCCGGGTCGACACGGTTGCCGGCAGACTCCAAGGAATTCAGATCCCTGGTCATCGTTCGCGCATCGCGCTGAGCGCCTCTGGAGTCGATCGTAACCGCCAGGCGAGACTCTTGGTTCATACAAACTCCGGGCACAAAAAAGCCCGCACTTGGCGGGCTTCGGTTGAATGTCTGCTCAGTCTGCGACCGGCTCTAGGTCTGAGGAACAGTGCTTGCACTTGATGGCTTCTCGCTGAACCACCTCGGCGCAGTAAGGGCACTTCCTATAGCTGGCGGATGACCCAAACTTTTTGGCAATTTCTATGCTTTTTGCGTCATCAACGCCGACTGGATTTACCAGCCAGATGGCAATCAGGGCAAAGATTGAGAACAGGAATCCAAGCACGAACCATGCGCCGGTGCTGCGTCCTTTCTGCTTGGCGAAGTACGCTGTCACAGCGGCGACCGCCAGCCAAACAATCAAAATCTCCATGAGCCCCTCCTGAGTCGATGGCTAAATTTACCACCCACTCGTGACCTGGCGCTATCAGCGCGGCTTTTGAGTTCTTGATTTTTCAGTCTGGCTTTCCTGCTCCTGGCTCCAACGCCTCCTGAACTCCTCGTCGAGAGCAAATATTGCGCCGTCAAACTCTTCGCGGCATATCACCGACGGGTAGCGGTCGAGGTATTCAGCAATCGCGGCTGGCGCAATTGGGGCTGGAGCACCGACCATGCCGACGTACTGGCGTGATTTTCCAATGTGCCCATAGGCCTCAAGTATCTCAGCAACCACGCCGTCGATCAGCGGTGCCTCCTGGGCACTCAGCCCGAGGCGCTCATGCTTCCAGCGCTTCTTCTCGTTCTCCGGCCCGGCCCAGTCCCTACCCCAGCGATATGCCGCTACTGCTTTACCGCTGTTTCTGCTGCCCGCTCCTTGGCCCTGGTCATGATGTCCAGTGCAGCCCGGACAACAATCCAGTAAACGTCAGGCATCATCTTGAGCAGTTCGACGCCGAGCTTTGGACAGTACTGGGCCGGGACGCCAGGGTTATCAGCAACGTCCACACCCTGCCAGTCCTTGATCAAGTGGCGCGCTGCCAATTCAAAGTACAGGTCATCGCCCGATTCGATCTCGACCTCCGCCACCGCATCCAGGCTGAAGTCTTTGGTTCCCGCTTTGGTCTGAAGGTCGATGGAATCCAGATGACGCTGAATGATGGCCTTGTGCGACTTGAACATCGGATTACCGAAGGATGCTACAAGCAGTTTTGCACCTGGCGCAAAGTCGACCCAGCGCTGACCCTCGATATCCAGTTCAGGCTTCTTGATGGTGATGCCCATGGTATTCCTCTGCGGTAAAAGGCCCGACGCACACCGCAGGGCGCGCCGGGCAAAGGGTTAGGCGGTGACGGTGACAGCGCAGGTGTCGGTCTTGGTGCCGTCTGCGGCGCTGGTCGCGGTGATGGTGGCGGTGCCGGCAGCCAGACTGGTTACCAGGCCGGTCGCGCTCACGCTGGCGATGGTCGGGGCCGAAGTGGTCCAGGTGACCAGCTGGCTTGCCCCTACCGGGGTGACCACGGCTTCGAGGTCTGCGGTTTCGTCCACCGCCAGGCTCAGGGTGGCCGGGGTTACTTCCACCGCAGCAACGACGATTGGCGCCGGCAGGCGGGTGATGGTCGGCGGCACGCGGCGGGCGGTGTAGTTCAGTTCCACCTGGACGATGTCGGTGGCGCCGCCGTCCGGCCAGTCGCCGCTGACTTCCATCTCGGGGATGAGGAAGGTGTAGCCGCCATCTGCGTTGCTCAGGGTGAACTCGAAGCTGAGCGAGTCGCCGGTCTGCTGCGCCTTCCAGTACTGGTAGGCGGTCTTGGACCAGCTAAGAGTGATCGAGCCGCCAGGCACGAAGGTTGTCTGGATGATGTTGCCGGCGAACGGGTTGCCGTTGCCGATGCAGCGCTGGGTCTGCGAGTTGTTGGCGAACTGCAGGTTGAAGGTGTCAACGCACGCATTGTCGTCGCCCAGCTGCACGCCGTTGATCTTCAGCCCAGTCACGTCTTTGAATCCGTAGCGCCGCTGGTTAGCCTCGGGCGCAGGGCTGACGATGAACGAGGTGTTGTCGGCCTTGTCCTGCCACGATGTGGCCATGAACGTGGTGGTGACGCTGATCTCGTTGTCGTTCGGGACCTCGATGTTGATCGTGTCAACCTGAGCGCCCCGTGCGATACCCGCAATTCCTACGTCAGCGTCGTATGCGGCGATGGAAAACGAGATTCGCTCGTTGCCCATGGTCAGGGTATTGCCGACCCAGTTCGCGCCGAAGCAGGAGGCCAGGAACTCGTCCAGGGCGCCGTAGCGGAACTTGGTTTCGATATCGCCGCCTACGTCCACAGTCGTCTGGGCAGTGCCCTGCGACATCCGGGTTTCGCCGACCTCGTTGTTCTCTTCGGTGTTGTAGGTAGGCACCAGGCCGAAGCTGACGCGGGTCAGTACGTTCCATGGGCCTGGCGGGGTGATACCCGGCGTGACTTCGCGAATCCACGCGGTAGATCGCTTTGCACCACTGGACATGGGGTGTATCTCCTATCGATAGGCGTAAAAAAACCGCCATGTGGCGGTGCAAGTGGTGGGCTCAATAGGCCCGGTATGGGACGCTGACGTTGACTTGGTACCAGCCGTGCCCGTCATCACCAATGGTGCTGGCCGAGGCCGCATAGCACTCAAACGGCCCGGTCGGGTCGCTGTAGAACTCGAAGTGCTGCACCAGCGTGTCGGCGGCCTGTGTGATGGCCAGGGTGCCCTTGTAGCTGGGCACGAACAGCTGAATCATGATGATGCCGGTGCGGCGCACGCAGGGGCCGATGCCGGTCTCGGGAGCGCTGGACAGCCCTGGCACATCCGCCAGCCTGGCCCATATGGGTTTGCCGGCCGGGTCGAACGGCCCCTGCGGGTTGTTCGGGTAGTCGACAGCGGATGCGGGGATGCCCGCCCACTGATTCATGCGGCCAGTGACGATGGCCCGGATCTGTTCGAAGGTCATGTCCTGTAGGCCTCGGCGACGCCATTGAACGACACCGCGTAGATGCCGGCGGGAGCCTGTTGGGAATGGCCATCCTCAAGCGGACCTGCATACGGCAAATTGTTCTGGATGAAGACCTGGGTGTATGGCTCCAGGCCGGTGACTGCTCGAACACCGGCCTGGATGGTTTCTGCGCCCGTCGGGTCGACGTTCACGGTACTGGTGTACACCGGCGCCCCGACGCTGACGATGTTGTTGCCACGGAAGCGTCCGGTATCAACCGGCGACCGCAGAACGATCTCGTTGAGCATGGCCATGGCGATAACCCTAACGCGCTGGCTCAGTTGCTCCTCAACCACCCCGGTGAACATGCTGGGCGGTGTGCTCCAGCCTCTGTTCTTGGCCATGGTCACTTCCTCAGCTGGATCTCGTAGTGCGCCTTGGCAGGATCTATGCCTGGGCTGACGATGCGGTACGTCGCCGGCAGGCCGGTGATCAGGTCGGTAACGGTGATCTGGTGGCCCACTGCAGGCTTGTCGGTGACCTCGCTGGCCAGGCAGATCAGCAGCACATCACCCACCAGGATGTTCAGACCGTCGATGCGCCTGCTGTCGTAGCTGTCGAGCACGCCGCGCCCGGTATAGGTGACGGGCTGGGCCGTGGACGTTTCGCTAACTGGGTCCCACACACCCGGCCCCATGTAGGTGCCGGTGAATGTCGATACCGCGTCAGCCAGATCGTCATCGAAGGCTTCGGCCAGGTCTGCCTGGATTTCGTCGCGGAGCCCCATGGCTATCCCCTCTTCACAGCAAAGGCGAACGGATTGCTGCGCCATGGCGTCAGCAGGGCCAGTGCCAGCTGCACACAGGCAGGCTGGGCGACAGTGCTGCTCTTGTCGATCGAGCCGAAGGTCTTGCTGGTCGATACCGAGCCGGCCTTGACCGTCTTCGCCTCGAGCGAGCCCTCGGTCTGCTGCTGGTACAGCTTGCCCTGCGAGGCGCATTTGGCCAGCCTGGCGCCCGCCTCTTTCACATCGTCAGGGATGTTGTCCATGTCGATGCCGACCAGGTTGAGCGAAGTCAGGTAGGCATTCGCCTCGAAGACCGCCTCGTCCTTCAGCTCTGGAGCCGCCCAGTCAGGCCCGAATATGGCGTCTACGTCGGCCACAGTGATGTAGGTAGCCATCAGGCCTCCGCTTAAATGAGTGGGGGCAAGGCCCCGGGATTACTGCTGGCCGAGTTCGGCTACCTGCTTCTGCAGCGACTCTTTCGAGGCGTTGGAGCGGTAGGAGACGTTCGCGGCGTCGAGCTTGGCCTTCAGCGCCTCGACCTCGGGGTCAGCGTTTGCTGCCTTGAGGGATTCGATTTGCTTGAGCAGCTCGGCATTCTGCTTCAGCAGTTCTGCCTTCTCCTGCTCCAGGCCCACGACCTTTTGCACTTCGCCGTCGCGCTCACGCTGCAGGCTAAAAATGCCGGAATTCACTGCTTCCAGCACTTCGAACAGGCGCGACGCGGTTTCGCCCAGATCACCCGAAGGGCGCTCCAAGCTCTGGACCGCGAACGATTCGACGATCACGCCAATGGAGCCGAGCTCAGCGGTCAAGCGATCGACAACGTCCTGGCTCAAACTGCCGGCCTCGACGACCACCGCCAAGGCCTGCAGCTCGGGGCGAATGGTTACCTCGGGAACGTCCTTGGCAGCGCCTTTGCGACCCTCCGCCACGTTGGCGTCGACAATGACCAGCCCATGTTCCCGGGCGAGTTCCTTGACGTTTTCCTGGTACTGGTGGAACGGCCCAGCCAGATACCAGATGTTGTTTCTGCTCATGCGCATATCCTCAGCAGGCCAGGCCATAGGCCCAGCCCGCCATCAGGGTTACTTGGAAGCGTCACCGATCAGAGCAACACCGGCGGTGTGCTTGATGCTGGTGGCGGTCTTGTCCCAGTTGGTGCCGGTGGCGATCTCGGCATCGGTCGGGGATTTGCCGCCGTTGGTTTGATCCCAGGTGTAGCCCTTGAGGCCAAGACCGAAGTCGTAGTCCACCTGCAGGGTGGTCTCGATGCGCTCCTTGCCGTTGGTGGTCGACACGTTGCTGACCATGTTGCGGCCGTCGTGCACCAGTGCGGCGCCCTGAACCAGGGACAGGATGATTTCCTTGTTCGGGGTGCCGGTTTGCATCAGCGCCGGGGCATCGGTGACCACCGAGACCTTGCCCAGGATATCGACAACGCGGACGTTGCCAGCCTGGAACAGCTGCTCGGAGTTGGTCAGGGCCTGGCCGATCAGCTTGTGGTAGGTGGTGCCCTGCATCACCTGGGTTACCAGGTTCTGGCTGGCGTCACCGAACTTGGCGTGGGCGTTGTTGAGACCGACCTGAGTGATGCCGGCGGTTGCCGAGACATCGTTGACGGCAGCGGCCTGGGCAGTGATCGCAGCAACCAGAGCAGCGATGGCGGTGTTCAGCTGGTCCTTCAGCAGGATCTCAGCGAACGCGCGGGATGCCACCTCGACGCCTTGAGCGGTTGGGCGCTCCAGCCAGGTCATCTGCGACGGCTCGTAGCGAACCGGGCCGAAGCCGCCGGCCACCTTCACCGAGGTGTTTTTCAGCTCGGTCAGGTCGGTGATCGGAGCAGCGCCGTTGGCTGCGTAGCGATCGACGCGGCGCTGGGCTGCGGCCAGGGTCTGGAAGAACGACTCTTGGAGGAAGTCGCCGGTGAAGCCGTCCGGGGACAGCACGATGGCGCCGCGGCTGGCGGCGTTGAACGCAACGAGCATCTGATCCAGCGTCTCGATGGTCGCCGGCATGATGTACTCGTTGAAAACCTGCATTTGCGACAGGGACATAGGTGTTTTTCCTTACGATTGAGGGAGGTCTGGGAACCGGCTGGCGATTGCCGCCGTGCGTTCCGCCTTGTTACCGCCGAAATTGCCTTTTGCGGCCCCGCCGCCCTTTCCAGCACCTCCGGCCCCGCCGCCAGATGCCTTGCTGCCAGCGATCAACGGGCCAAAGGCCGGATCGTTGGTGAACTCTGCTTTCAGCTCGTCCAGCGTTGCCGCCGAGAGCTTGCCGGCGGCGTCGAGCACCACCACAGTGGGTTTACCGTCGCGCTGCTCGACGCTCAGCCGGCGTTCGATGTGGGGAAGCAATGCCTTGGCGCTGCCTGGCACGGCCAGGGCAGTCGCGATCTCGGTGGCGGTGCGGCCCACGGTCAGATCCCGGATCTGGCCTTGCAGGGTGGCGCGCTCGCTTTCGAGGGTGCCGGTCAGCTCAGCTTCGCGGCGGTTGTACTTCTCGGACCAAGACTTCTCGAGTTCTTCGACGTTGCCCGACTTGCGCAGAGCCTCTTCGCGCTCCAGGCGCGCCTGCTCTTCGGCGTCCTTGCGTGCCTTGTCGGCCGCCTTCTTCTCGTCGAGCAGTTCCTGCACTTTCGACTTCAGGCCGGATACGTCCTCCTGCTGCGGCAGACCCTCGATGCCCAGGACGAACTTGCCGTCCTTCTCGACGTACAGGGCTGCTACCGATTCTTCGACGCCTTCGAGGTTGTCCAGTTGGAATTTCAAGGTCATTGCTGTCTCCCAGAGACGTTGAGCAGGCCCTGCCTGCGGATACAAAAAAGCCCCAGCTCAGCCAGGGCTTGGAAATTGCGCGCCACGAAATGGCGGTGCCGTGTTCTGTGGCGCCGGCTACTTCAGCTTTTCAAGCTGGAGCGCGCACAGCTCTTTCAGGTGCGCCTCAAGGATCAGGCGACCAAGACCGTCAGTACCATTGAGCGATGAAGCAGCATTGGCAATCGCTGACTCCAACGGATCAAAGGTGAATGCCGGCAGCGGGGGAAGGCGTGGCGCTTCTGGTTTCTCGTCCATGCTGGTCCTCTCAGGCCAAAGCAGTGATAGCGGGATGAAGAACATTGGTGGCGTCACATTCCGGCCCTCTCAAAAGCCATCGGCTCACGCTCGCGCAACTGCTTGAGGGTCAGGGTCCGGCCGTCGTCGTCGACAAACCGGTCGATGGTGAGCTCGCCCTTGCTGAACAGCTTGTAGCGAGCCGGGCCGAGCACATCCTCTTGGAACGCTGCCGGCTGCCGTGCGAGCCATTCGCCGTAGGTGGTCTTGCTGCTGACCTGTTCGGCGCCGTCAGGGCCTACCGCTGGGCGAGTCGAGCCGGGTATTTCCCGGGCAAATTCGTCCTTGAGCACAGGTATCTCGGTGGTCCGGCAGTTCCAGTGGAACGGCGGCGACGGCGCGGTCATTGGCACCACCGTGCCATCCAGGGCCCGGCAGAGCGGCGTGGTCCTGCCGTCCAGGGTGGCGAGCCGGCGCTTTCCCTTCAGGATGTCGTCGTTGTCGGCCATGACCTGCGACCTCGCCGAACTGGCGATGTGGTTGGTCATGGTCCGCACCAGTGCCCCGGCCTGGTCGCGCTGCTGCACGCCAAGAGATGTGAGCCGGCGGCTGATCTGGTCAGTCGTCTCGCCCAGCGCCGACCCCATGCGAATCTCGCTGATGATCTCGGCGCTTTTCTTGGTGCCGTACTGGTCGAGCGCGCCGGCGATGCTGATGCGCTGCCGGCCCTTGCCGACCTCCAGGTCGAGCGGATCGACCAGCGCTGCGGCGGCCACCTGCTCGATGCTGGGCTTGTTCAGCTGCACCACCGTCTTCACGACCTTGCCCAGCAGGGTCATGTTGAACTCGGCCTCATACCCGGCGAATTCCGCCAGGTCGAGCACAGCCTGCTGCTTCATCTCGCCGTATACGCCCGCCAGCTCGCCCTGCAGTTCCTGAATCTGCTTCTCGTACCGTTGGGTGCCGTAACGGCTCAATCCCTCTGATACGCGCGATTTGGCGGTTCTGATGGCCTTTGTGATGAACTTGGCCAGGCGCTTGAGACTACCACCGGCGTAGCGCTGCACGTGCACCTGGTGGCGAGTAGCTGCGTCGGACAGGTAGCCGTCACTGCTCATCCTCGCCGCCTCCGGTGTCGTTGCCGGTCACCGGCGGCTGCTCGGCCAGTTCATCGTCGATGAGCTCGTCGGTGCGGTCAGCCTCAAGCACGCCGCCCTGGCGCAGATTGGTGCGCAGGTCGGACTTCGCGATGATGCCCTGCTGCCACAGTTGGACCTGGGCCAAAATGTCCTGGGCGGTCATCGTCTCGTCGAAGAACGACTGGTTGAGCCAGAAGACCGTACCGGCCTCATCGGGCTCACCCATCATGAAACGCTCGGCATCGAGGATGGCCCGCTTCAGGGCCTCAGACACGTTGCCGGCGATAGTGCCCAGTACGCTGTTGTCCGAGCTGTAGCGGATGCGCACGGCCTCGGCCGTCTCGGCGCCGCCCGCCTTCTGGACGATGCGCGCACCGATCATGAGCATCTGCTCTTCCTTGTCCTTCAGCAGCGTGCGGGCCAGCTGGCTCTCGGTCGCCTGGACAAGCTTTGCGTCACCGGACTTGCCCAGGTTGAAGCCGCGGGTAGAGCCGATGTGGATGCCATTGGGATTCAGCTTGGCGAAGTCATCCGCGCTGATGTCGGTGGTGATGAACAGCGTTGGCTGGCTGCTGATAAACCCGCTCTCCTCCACCGTGGCGCTGTTGCCGTAGTGCAGGATGTTCACGTCGGCCAGGTCTTCCAGAGGCGACTTGTCGACGCTGGCGTCGTTGTTCTGGGCGCCGTAAAAGCTGAACAGGATGTGATCAAAGGGGCGGCCATTCTTGTCGAGCGGCGCGACCTCGCTGTAGCTGTTGCCGTCTTCGGCGTAGACGCGTTGCACATAGCGGCCATCTACCAGCAGCAGAACGCGATATTGGGTGCTATTTGTGCGCTCCAGGCTGTCCGGGCTGAACACCGACACGCACTCCAGCAGGCAGACATAGACCAGGCGCTTCACGCCATCGACCACCTGCTCGTCCCAGTCGATGATCGACTCGGCGCCGTAGTGGTGGATCAGCGCGCTGCGGCCCTGCATGTCAGCCATCGAGGACACACCCTCAACTGCCGGGAAATCCACGAGGAACCCGCCGCGACCGGCGTCCAGGCATTCGCCCACGGCGTCCTTGGACAGCTGCTCCAGGCTCGTACCGTCGCCGCTGGCGTTCTCCTTGAGGTACTCGACCCCGGCGGGCAACTCCAGCTCCGCAGTCTTGCGGAACACAGCGCCCAGCAGGCCAGTGCGCGTGCGCCCGGTGATGTTCAAGAACATCGCCCGCTTCTTGTACTGCTTGTACCGCGCCTGGTTCTCGGGAGACTTGTTCTCCGGGTCTGGCATCGGCAGGTAGATATCGTGCTTGCGCACCTCGCGAGCGCCCGCCACGCAGCGCTTGACCAGCTGCCAGCCGGGCAAGGCCTCCGAGTACTCTGCCCGGGGGAGGAAGTTAGGCATGGATGGCCTCAGAAAGTGAACGAGATCGGCACGTGAGTGACCGGCCTGCTGATCGGGTAGTCGTGATGGATGAAGTAGCCGCCTGCGTCGTTCGCGTGGTCGACGCCGGATTTCTTGTCAGGCTCACCATTGGGGGCCCACACCTGCTGCTCCAGGCCGTCCGCATAGGTCGGGCAGCGCAGCGGGTTGACCAGGTAGCGGCGTTCGCCATTCGCGTTGCAGAACATCGCGTTCATGGCGTTGATGCGGTCTTTCACCGGCGGGTTGGCGTCGGGCGCGATCACGGCAAAGCCGGCCTGGCGCAGGATGGCGATGTCCGTCTCGCTGGCGTTTACCGACTTGCGCGACCCGCCAGAGGCGTCGGGATAGATCCTGATCTCGCAGGTCTTCTCGTAGTCGCGGCCGTTGTGCCGCCAGTAGCGCTCCTTGATGCGCCGGATCATGTCCGGGGTATCGAAGCCGTCGATCAGCTCATCCACCGCTCTGGGCTTGCCGTCAGCGCGCTTGACGTGCGTGATGGCGGCCATCTTGCCGACGTTGAAGTCCATGCCGATGAACAGCGGCTCACCCGCCTCGACTGTGTCGAAGCAGGAATTCAGCTTCCGGTCGTAGGCGTGGTAGATCGAGCCGGCATTGAGGTTGACGAACTGGCCGTTCAGGTAGGCCAGGATTAGCTGGGGCGGGTACGACTCCATCAGCGATGGGATGTAGTCCGGCGGCAGGTTCAGTTCATTGTCGAACGTGCTTGCCTGAACTAGGCCATACATACCCTGCAATGCAGGCTTCTCGCGCAGCTGCTTCACGAACTGCTGGTAGACGAACTTGAACCCCTCGGGGGTTGTGGTCACGTCCACGCCGTTCTTCAACCCGGGCACGTTGTAGCGCATACGGGCAATGATCTTGCGCCAGGCGTGCTCAGCCTTCAGCGCTGGCAGAACATCGAGCTCATCGACCAAGGCATGCCCGATCTTGAAGCCCACGATGGTCTGCGGCTTCTCCATCGAGCGGCAGATGGTCGTGCTGCGGTACTGACCGCCGCTGTAGAACTCGACTTCCTTGTCGCTCTCCTTCGTCTTGACCTTCAGGCCCCAGTCGAAAGCCACTTCCTCGATCGTCGGGAAGAAGATGTCGCGGATCTGCGGATAGGTCGGCGCGAAGTAGCCGGAATCGATCCGGGGCCACTCCCACACGTGCTTGCACAGCGCCGCGCAGCCTACCCAGGTCTTGCCTGAGCCGAACCCGGCCACGAAGCCGCGGAACTTGTTCTCCATCCGGAGGAAGTTGGCCTGCGGCACGTTAAGAGACGGCATCAGGCTTCCTCGCGTCCACCACGTCGACCTGCACCCTGGTGGGCGGCACATTGTCGTGAGGGTTTTCGTTCTTGGTCTGGCGATTCACATACACGTCGCCGACTTCCTTGGCCGCTTGCTCAAGGATTTGAAGGGCCAGTCCGTAGTTGCGCATGCCTTCGACCTTTTCGGCCATCCTGGCGAGCGCGCGGAGCCGATAGGCTCGGTTGGCAATGGGGATATCGGCTGTCTCCTCGCGGAAACGCTTGCGGGTGTCCTCGAACAGGACTACCCAGCGCTTGGCCAGGTTCTTGCCCTGCCGCTTGGTTGGGTCGTGGCTCTCCGCCGTCTGGCGACTGATCTCAATGCCGAATTCTTTGTTGACGGCCTCGGCCACCTGCGATGGCGTATCGAAGCAGGCCAGCGCCTGAACGATGAAGGCCTTCACCTCGTTGCTCAGGGCTGCCATAGATTGGGTTCCGTCAATTGCCTGTCAAATATCAAGCCGACTTAAGCAGGCAGGTACCGCAGGCCCTCGCAATGTTGATTTTCGCCACCTCAGGCGGCCGGCTTGCAGCGTCAATCAGCTGCTGTACGTCGTGGCTTGGGCCATACCGGCGAACCACACCGACGAACTCCTCGACGTCATGTCCACGCATCTCAAGCTTGGGCATGCCGTCATCACCGAATGCCGGGGCTCCGTACTTATCGAGCTTGTGACCGATGTGATACAGCTCGTGCTCGACCAGGGCGCAGAACTCTGCCTCGGTACACTGGGCGCAGTAGTCGCCGGCCAGGGTGATGAGGAACTGGGGCTCTTCGCCGAACCAGTCACGCATTTGCTGCTCTTGGCGCGCCTTCTGCCATCCTCCAGCACGGATCATCAGCTGTTCGGCTTGACCCAGCACTGAGCGCCCCTTCTTGTTGAAGGAAGACGATGCCCACAGCACGCCGACACTCGCATCGATGAGGTGCGCATGCTCGGGGTTATGGATGCTGCCGGTGTCCGCCAGAATCTCACTCTGTATCCACTCCCAGACTTCAGGTGCCGGGCCCAAGATCAGGAATGGCGAATCAAGCAGATCAGCTGGAGGTAGTGGCCTGGCCATGCTGATCAATCCTCAGGGTTCTGATTGTCCCGCCAGTGCTTGTATCGCGCCTTGCCGCCATCTCGACGGCCTTCTCGGCAGATGCGCCCATGTCCATCGCAGCGAATGCGTATGGCGTACCGCTGCCGATGGCATACGGTCGATCACGCAAGAGTGGTGACTTCCACAACCCAGTGGCGTCATCGACAGCAACCATCATCAGGCTTTCACCGTCGAGCACGAGCGCTGTTGCGTCGATGTTGCCATCCGGCTTGGCGCCGAAGTACGCATCAACCAGGCGCTGGAAGTCGGGGACAGCACCGGAGCAGAAGAACTTTACGCCGGCCTGCTCGATGCACTTGCCGTAATCGTCGTAGGTGATCACGTCACCACGGGTGATCTGCGAGTCATAGGCAATCACGCCATCCTTGTAGGCGATGGTCGTCATTCAGGATGAACCTCGATCTTGATGCCGCGCCCTACCCAGTAGCTGATACGCTCCGGGCATGGTTCGCGACCGGTAATCTGTGCAACGGCGAGGACGCCGGCCAGGTAGCATTTGAGCCACCAGCGATGGCGGAAAACGATGCGTGCGGATACCGATGCCATATCACTGCCCTGGCGCCTCTGAACGGCGCATAACGACCTTTGAGATTGGCTAGACGCCCTTACGACTCACCCCATAGCCATCGACCATGGGGGTGCTGAGGCGCTGACCAGAGATAACCTCGCCCAGGCTCAGCCCATGGCGCGAACGGCTGGACTCGATTCCATCGGCCTGATCCTTGGCGACCAGAGCATCAGCCACCAGATCTGCCTGTTGGCCGTTATCGAACTCCCCCACCGCTACGGATGAGGCACCTTGGGCGCCGCCCTCGCTTGCGCCGTCAAGGGCATAGCGGGTAACGATGTAGCGGGTAACCGGGCGAACTTGGTATTCGGTCTTCATGGGGATTCTCCGGCCTGCGCACAGGCTGAGTTGATGGCGCGCCACGAAACGGCGCATGCCGAATTTGTGGCGCGGCTTATGTGAAGACGTGGCCGCGACGGGCCCAGGCATAGGCCACCACCCCAGCGTGAAGCATCACGCCGAATGGGTTGACCCAGTGTCCTTGCAGGGCGGTGACGAATGCTCCGAACCCACCGATCGCCACCAGGTAGAAGGCGATGCTCAGCATGGGCTGATCGGCTGGGCGGACCTTGCGCAGGTAGTCGCATGCGGCGACCACCACCAGGACGCACAGGAAGACGTCCAAGGCGGTAAGCGCTGAAACCAGGATGTTGTTCATATCAGGCACCTCGCGCCGTGACGAACGACCCCATGGCAGCTTTGATCGCGGGGATGATGTTCATGGCGGTTAGGCCCAGCACGAAAGCTACCCCGCACAGCAGGTCATCGGTGACCGCGAGTTCAAGCTTCGGGGCGAGCCAGGCGGTAACGGGCTGGGTTAGGTAGACCGAGAAGCCGAAGCCGGTGGCGACCGCGGTCGCGGCCTGGAACCGGGTCAGATCCTTCAGGAAGCCCAGTGAGAGGATCGAGCCGATGAATGCAGCCATCACCACCCCGTACTTGCCCAGCACTACGCTCGCGGCGGCGCTTGTTGGTTCGGCCATAGGGGTGTCCTTGGAATAAAAGGCCCGGTTGAGGCCCTATAGGGGGCCAGGGCAAACGTGCGGAGCAGCACATAACGAATTGGTGCCGACACAAGGACTCGAACCTTGGGCCCTCCGCTTACAAGGCGGACGCTCTACCAACTGAGCTATGACGGCGAATGGCTGGCAAGGCAGGATTCGAACCCGCGACCACTCGGTTAACAGCCGAGCGCACTACCTCTGTGCTACTTGCCAATGATTGGAGCAGATACGGGGAATCGAACCCCGATCGTCAGCGTGTGACGGAGCGCCCTGCGCTACCCGCATACATTGGGAGATGACCCCAAAGCTTGCCTGTGATGATATTCCTGACGTGCCCGTTGCTTTTGATGCCGAACTTGGCCTTCAGGTGTCGGTAGCTTGTTCCCGACGCGCGCAGTCGCCTGATTTCAAGAACCTGTTCATCAGATAGCTTTGCATTGGCGTTTTTCTCGCCGGCTTCGTCTTTGATGGCGAATGGGTCAGGCCCCCTGCCCTTTTGAATCATGTCGTCGTAGTTCTGCTTCGCGGTACCAGCAAACAGATGCTCTGGGTTTACGCACAACGTCACGTCGCAATGGTGGCAGATGAACATGCCTTCGGGTATCTCGCCTACATGGATCTCATATGAGTGCCTATGTGCAGAAACGGTCTTCCCGTCCACCTTCAGGCATCCATACCTACCCATTGACGCTCTACCGCCTTTCCACAGCCAGCATCCATCCTCCGAAACCTCATAGAGATCGGTGAAGTTTTTCATGCGTGGCCTCTTCGAGATTCTGTTAGCCGTTTACGACGGCAAGTCGGCCGAAGACCATTCCAGCGCTGGCACCCTGATGCACCAGTCTCGCCGATCAAGTCTCGCGCCACCCATCAGCACAGTGAGGGAATGGATGCGCGGGCTGCCGGTGTTTTTCCGTATCACCACACTACCGGCTAGCAGTGTCCAGGCTGTCCCGTGAGGGCCTGCCCTGGCTGCAGTTGCGTTTCTTGCTGAAACAAAAATCCCGGCTCGTGGCCGGGACTCTTGAGGCCCTCTTAGGGCCAATAAAAAACCCGGCTCAATGGCCGGGCTTTTGTGGTCACTCCTCAACTAGCGCAGGAATGACAGGATGGGTGAATATTCGGCGAAGCGGCATATCATGTCAAGCGATCTATGCGGCGTCCTGGTCATCGAACAAAACCCCCTCGTTGCTCAGGATCTCGCCAGCCTCCACCAGCGCTTGATCCACCAACTTGTCCAGTCCCTTGAAGATTTTGCGGCGCCAGTCTCGGCGGGTGCGCTCTGGGTTCCCATCGAGATCCCAGGTGTTCATGTCGTAGTTGTGCGCGGGCAGGATGATGACGCCTTCGCACGGCGCTTCCTGGCGCTGCTTCAGCTTTGCGTTGATGGCCTGCTGGGCTTTAGCAACAGCGGCCTTTCGCCAGGCGGGGGCATCGTCGTCAACATCGAGTTTCACCCTTTCAGCAGCCGGGCGCTCAGCGCCACCGAGCTGCGGATAGGCCCACGCGGTCACCGCTTTGGTCAGAAACAGCCTGGGCGCCGGCGAGGTCACGTGAGCAACAATTCGACCTATGGCCCCTACCTTGGAAGCCATGTGCGTCGAGTAGCGCGCATTCAGGGCCAGCCAATGCTTTTGATCCAAGCAGGAATGCAGCCGCCCGAACACCCAGCAGTCAGTCAGGAATGCCGCATCCTTGCCAACGATCTCGCCCTTCAGCTTGCTGGCCTGCACCTTTGGGGTGTAGTCACAGCCGCCTGCGCTGTTGATCGTCTCCGACGCCAGCGCGCGAATCACTGCGGAAATTACGTCTCGATAGATCATTGCGAACCCCCTGCCCGCTTGGCCTTTCTCAAAATGAATTCTTCGTCGTACCGCTTGCGGCGCACCGACCCCGCCCAGGACAACGCCACACAACCCACCAACATGAGGGTGGCCAAAATCAGGAATCCCCATGCAGGCGTCATGCTGCTGCCCTCCTCAGGTCTTTGAGCTTCTGCCTGTACAGGGCCTTGATGGCCTGCAGGTCTTCGATGGTCAGGCGCTGGGGCTTATGAGGCCCTTCGAGCCAATCCACCTGGTCGGCGCCGATGCGCTTCACCAGACGGATCCGGTACTCGACCGCGTTGCCCGACAGGTTGCGGTTGCACTTCACGCACTGGCGATGGACGTTCAGTGGCTCGAAGCGCAGCTCCGGGCAGGCGCCGACCGACCGGTAATGGCCGGCGTCCCAGCGGCTGCCGGTGATGAGGTCGTGGTCGCTCGGCAGCGAGTCGCAGCTGATGCATGGCAGGCCGGCGTCACGCTCACGGATGTAGGCGTTGAACGCGGTCTGGGCCTCAGCCATGTACTCGCGTCGGGTCTTCAGCTTCTCCCGGCGCTCCTGCAGGTCCTGGCGGGCCTGCTTCGTGATGGCCTTGGCCGCGATCTTCTGCAGCTTCGGGTCTTTGGCCATGGCCTTGGCGCAGGCGATGCTGCACACCTTCTGCGTGGTCATGGTCGGCTTGAAGGGCTTACCGCAGCCGGGCGCCTTGCACTTCTTCGGCTTGATCTCCTTGGCCAATGTCATGCCGCCTCCTCGCTCAGCAGGTCGCTGAACACCACGCCCAGCGGCGCGAACTCGGCCACGATGCGGTCTGTGTACTGGCAGCCCTGGGCCCGGTCGAACAGTCGGGTTACCGGGAAGCCATCGGGCCCGAACATGGCGCACGGCCCCATCAGGCGAAGCTTCACCTCATACGGCAGGTGAATGAACGACTCGGCCCAGCCGGTGCGGAACTCATCACAGCCGGCGCGCATGATCGGCACGCCGAAGTGCAGCTTGCAGTACCGGCGGACATCCTCGATGTCACCCATCTCGGTGCTCTTGGCGATGCGTTCGTACATCGCGAACCACAGGGCGTTCTGATCCAGGGTTCGGTCCTTGCCCGGGCGCATGCTGACCACGACGAATTTCTTGTCGCGGAACAGGCGGGTCATCATGGTGATGGCCTCGGAAAGCTTGGCCTGGCTGTTAACGCTGATCTTCTCAGTCATGGCCGAACTCCTTCAGCAGGTTGCGCGCAGCCATGACGGCCCACTTGTCGCCAGAGGTTCTGCTGACTTCGACCAGGAAGCTGCGCATCTTCTCGTTCTGGGCCTTGAGGCGCTCGATCGTCTCGATCAATCCCTTTTCAAAGCAGCCCTTCGCCTCGCTTGCAAGGTGGTTTGCTGCGGCGCCTGCAATGGCATCCAGAGCCTGCTTCAGCGGCGACTGCCTCAGCTTCTCGTTCTCCGCCCTGAGCCTGTCGATGTCGTTCTCTGCGGCGCGAAGGCAGTCACGGATGACCTGGAGAGTGTCTTCACGAACCTCCAGCTTGATTCTCACCGTCTGCGACTCGGCACCCGATGTGCACAGAGCGCAGGTCACGTCGAAAGGCTTTCCATCGTGCTCGATCAGGTGATTCCCGCAAACTTTGCACGGGTCGCGTCTAGTGGCATTCATGGGGCCACCTCCGGCTCGGCCGGGTAAGGCATCCAATGTGTCGGCACAAGGTCACCATCCAAGCGCTCAACACCATCAGGGCCGTAGCACCATGCGTCTTCGCTGTACTGCTCTTCCTCGCTGTATTCGCCGCTATCGCGCTCTTTGTCCGTCATGAACGTGTCGGCGCAGGTGAGCTGTCCGCTGATAACACCGCAATCCTCGCGGTAGAACAGAACCTCGACATGCTTGGGGCAGGACTCCATCGGATGCCAGCCGGTAGCGGCGCGGGAGGCCTGCCAGGCCAGCCAGCAGTGCTCGACTGTGGTGCTGCAGTACTCGCCATTGTTGAATCGCCCTATGATCTGATTCGGGTACTCACGCAGCACCCACGCTTCAAACTCTTCGCGCATCTTGTTGGTGTCCATCACTTGATCTCCTGCCCCGACTGCCCGATCTGTCGCGGATTTCCGAGGTAAAGCGAGTTGCGCCAATACGGCATCCTGCTGCGGCCCGGTGCGTAGAACTCAAAGGTCTTTCCGCCTCTCTCCCATACGCAATGCCAGCGACGCGCCCTATTACGGATGAAGCGGATGCGCGTGCTTCGCGGCCTGAGAGCCCAAGCTATTACCGCCACCAAGATGCAATTACCTGGAATACTCACACCCCCTCCCCGGCCGGCTGCCCGGCGCGCTTGATGTTCAATTGAGCAATGGCGACGCGTGTCTGCCGCTTGCGTAGGTAGGTGTCGACCCGGCGGCGCTGGGATTCCTTGGCGCGCTCGCGGTCTTTCTTGGCTTTCGAGGCGGTCAGGATGCAGCGCACTTCGGCCAGCTTTTCGCGGACCTTGGGGCTGACCTTGGCCCGCACTTCACCGGTGAGCAGGCCGGCAATGGCCTTGCCGTCTTCCGTGATTGGCGCGATGCGCAGGTCTGCCAGGTACTTCGCGCCCGTCTCGTGGGTAATGAGCTGAGCGCGGACGGCGGATTCGATGGCCGTCACCCGGCGGCCAGCGTCGTAGCCCAGCGAAACTTCCCACTTGGCCGGCTGGTCCTCGGCGCGGGCGAAGCTGACCAGGCGCTCGTAGGCGCTCATGAAGGCCATCCGGGCGCCGATCTTGTCGCCAGCCTCAAGGATTGGCTCGGAGGCGATCATGGCCTGGCGAATTTCAGTGGTTAGCACGACGGTTTCATGCTCATCACTGGCCGCCAAGGCGATCGACCACGCCTCATCCTTGCCGGGACGAGAGTCAGCCGCATGGATGTGCTTGAGGACCATGCCGAGCGAAAGGCGCCCAGCAGGCTCTCTACGGCACGCACGCAGTGCGCCGATGATCACGCCAGGCTCATAGGCCGAAAGGTCCTCAGCGATGAGCTGAGCTCCTCCAGCGCTGATTGCCTGGCCCATTGCCTCGGCAGTGGCGCAGATGGCCACGGCCAGTTCGGCTTGTTCGTCAGAGGAAAGCATTGCGCTTACCTCCCTGGCCGTTGCGGATAGCATCAGCCGCTTCCTGGGCCGCGTTCATGTTCGCCTGGGTCTGCTCCTGCTGGCGGGCAGTCGTGGCGTTCATCTGACGGTTGGTTACCCACTGGGTGTGATAGGCCTCGGCCTTGGCCAGCAGGTCGCCAAGGTTGTGGCAGCCGTTGATCAGCTTGGCGTCGTTGATCCGCAGGTAGAACGCGGCTACATGGTGGGCAACCTCAATCCCAAGGCGGTCAATCAACTGGCCCATCTGCCCACCGGCCTTGGCATTCCAGACCGGCCAGGTGTGGTAGCGCTTGCGGTAGGCCATTGCGTAGTTGGCCCAGGCCTTGAAGGTTTTGCAGGACTGGTCCTTTGGCCCTGGCATGTCTGCCGGGATCTCGCAGCGCGGCTCTTCGCCCCCTACAGGGATCAGTGCAACCACTTTTCCGGCAGGCTGGTTCGGCTCGTCCGAACCTTCCTGCGAACACTGACTTGTTCCCTGATTGGTATCCTGATTATTGGTATCCTGATTTGTCGGATTTTTTTCCGACCTTGGCTCGGATTTTTTTCCGACCATGCTCGGATTTTTTTCCGAGGTAGATCGGATTTTTTTCCGACCTTTGGTACCAGTAGGCGGGGTCGGATATTTTTCCGACCCATCCAGTTTCTGGTTCCACTCGGTGGCCTTCTCGGTCAGGCGGAACAAGGTGATGCTGGAGGTGCTGGAAAGCTCGATAAGTCCGACCTCTTCCAGGGCTTTCAGCATGCGATAGGCGGTATCAGGCTTGCCGGTGAGCAGCGGGAGCTCGTCGGTGATCTTGGCCTTGCTCAGGGCGAAGTAAATCCCGTCCGGCGTCTGCATAGGCTTTGCCCAGCTCGGGCAGCCGTAGACGAACGAGAACAGCAGCGCCTGCTGGGAGTTGAGCCCCCATTCCAGAGCTTTCACCTGGTTGATGGTGAGGGTGAACTGCATATCAAATACCCCTCTTCAGGACGGCCGTAAGCATCCGGTAGTAGCGTTTGAAGCGCTCCGGGTCGTCGAACTCAAGGCTCCAGCCTGGGTCATGGCACCAGCCGCAAGATTCATCGCAGCTGTGGTTGCGCCCTTCGTCCGGGAAGTGCTTCTTGATGATCGCCCGGGCTTCCTTGTTGATCGCGGCAGCCTTGGTCAGGAAGCGGCGGCCAGCGGTCGGAGCCAGGTAAACGGTGGTTTGTTTGGCAACGATGCTCATGGCTCCTCCTGCTCGATCATGGTCCGCAGATCGCGGTCTAGGTCGGTTACCTTCGCCCAGTCGTGGCCGATGTTCATGTACACCGCGACAACGTCGTTGCTGGGCTCGTCGCACTTCTTGCGCAGCCAGGTGTAGAGCACTCGTGTCTCGGCCAAAGCCTTCTTATCGGCCTGCAACTGATCGGAGTAGCGGCGGAAGCGCTCGTTCTCATCATTGAGCTGGGAGATCTCCGTGAGTAGGGCCAGGATCGTGGCTGGCCCAGCAGCGCCAATGAAATCTCGCTCTGCCTCGCCAGTGACGCGGGACAGGCCGAATGACTGCGGGCTGTACCAGTCCGGAACTTTGCTAGCGGCCCCGGCCAGCGCCTTCAACTTGTCCTTGTCGATACTCATGCTGCACCCCGCACGGCCTTGTCGTGGGTGTGCAGGCCGTCCCAGTTCTTCTTCATGGGCAGCTCGCCGGCCAGGTACAGTTCGTACAGGCGCACTGCGCCCTTGCGCAGCAGCACAGGCGTGTAGCTGATGAAGGGCTCCCGTCCGTGCGGGGTGATTTCCTGCTGATGCTCGGTCATGTACTTGTCGCGGGCGTAGGCGGCCACACGGTATCGGGTACCGGACTTGCTTTCGTTGTAGAGCCAGTTGCGGCGCTCGAGGAAGTGGCCCACCTGCATCACGTTGACCCCATTGAGGCCCTTGCAGAACTGGACGTGGCTCATGCCTTCCTTGAACAGGTTTTCCAGGCTGTCGATCTTCTTGGCCTGGGCCTGGACTTCGACGGTCAGAAGCAGTCGCGCCTTCTCGGAAGCCTCCTTCTGCTCGACCTGGTCGGCCCATGCGCGGGCAGCGGCAGCGGGATTGGTGAAATCGGGCAGCGTTGCTACCACCTGCCCCTCCAGCTCCTGCCAGCGGTCGACCAACGCTGCGGTAAATTCAGGGCACAGCTGGGCAACAACGACGAAGCTGTCGCGCTTGTTGACCAGATAAACCTCGACAGGCCGGGAGCCCTGGCCTTGGTGAGAGGTTTCCACCGACGGTGAAAAGCTCACAATGGCCTTCTCCTGAAGACGCTCCATGGCTCGCTTCACGCTGTCGTGCCTGGAGCCAACGAGGTCGGCGATCTCCCGGGACGACATCCGCGCCACAAAATCGCGCTTGTCGTTTTGTGGCGCGACCCTTTGCAGGGCCTGTACACTTTGGGTCTGCATATGCATAATTCCCCTACAGAGTTTTGTATTGCAGAGAGCCGGGCCGCGAACCCGGCTTTTTTGTCTCTGCGATTTGGCGTCCCTTATGAGGGACTGGCGCCCTGGTCCCTAATTAGGGATCGGACGGTTACCTCGGCGCCGCGAACGGCACCACGTTGCTGCTCTTGGGCTTCCCCCGCTGCGCGAGGAAGTGCGTGGCCTTTTTCAGGATCTGCGCGGCGAGCTCGTCGGTGCTGACACCAACCTCTTCCGCCCAGGCCTCCAGGTCCGCGAAGTCATTCCGGCGGAACCGGGCGACCTCTACGTCGTGCTGCTGGACTGCTTCGTTTGCAGGCGCCATTCGTCCTCCCATGACCTATTCAGGCCCTGGCCTTCTTCTCGTTGATCAGCGGCAGGTGGCCGTGCTCTTTCTTGAACGCCAGCGCGGCCAGGATGATTTCCCGTGCCA